GTAGTTCCCTTCCTCCCCAAGCACGGCTTCCGGGACAAGGGCTTTCCAGTATTGCGCGATTGAACCAAAGGAGTGTCCGTGCCCGTCTTTCCAATCGAAGGACACCGCAGGGGCATTGGCTATCTGCTCGGAAGTGAGGGTGATGTCCTGGAGGTTCTTCTTGAGGTTGATGTCGGAGGAGATGACTTGGTCGCCGGTGGAAACTATAGAGCCGTAAACCCTAAACTCGGTCGCCCACACCCACAGTTTATAACCGTAATAGTATAACGCCCCATCGTTTATCGTAAGGCTACCAGAAATTTGATTGCCAGCAGCAAGCCCGGCAAAATCAGCAATCCCCGATGCTGTTGCCCCCGTAATAAACCTCGTGGCCCGCGCTACCCCATTCACATCCAACTTATATGCAGGCGAACTCGTTCCGATGCCGACATTGCCAGAAGAGTCTATACCCACATATTGCGTAGAATCATAGTAAATCGTGAAGGTATATCCGCTACTCTGATAATTCCCGCCGACACGCCATCTATGCGTCGTCTGATTGTTCGGGTAATAGTCAATTAAGGCAGCACCGGCGGTGGCAGTTCGCAATACGCTAATCACCCCAGCATCTGCGCTGCGAACATCAAGTTTTGCAGACGGCGAACTTGTTCCTATGCCGACATTACCGCCACCTTTGCATATTGTTACATCCCCCGTCTGATAATACTTGAGATGCAAATTTTCAACGCCACCATTTGTATTTTCTGCCTCAATGGAGGTTCCTCCACGACCAATTCTGATGTAAGAATTGACATACAATTCGCCGCGAACATCCATTTTGTACATCGGCGAATCCGTCCCTATTCCAACATCGCCCCCGGATGTAATCCGCATTCTTTGTGTTCCATTAGTGTAGATTACGAACGGATAGGCGGAGCCGACATAAGCATAGCCAAAGCCGTTCGAGGACTGACCGAAATAAACTGCGCCCGTCGAGTTTGTTAAAGCGTAATATTTTTCAACCGCTGTGGAGTTTACAATTCGGACTGAACTATTCGTGTATAAGTCATTCGTAAGAGCGTTCCCGCTACCCGCCGAGAGGGGTAGATAATACCCACCACTTGCATCAAGCAGCCCCGTCAATACGGATTTTGTGAGATTGTGTGCCGTGTAAATCTCATAGGATGTGTTCCCGCGATAGTGGTAGAGCGAGGCATAGCCGGAGCGAATCGTAGTAGTCCCGACTGCCGGGCCAAGGATTTGGGTAGTGGTATCGAAAGCGAACCAAGTCTCCGGCGTTCCCCCCGAGGTCCTCGTGAGAGCCATATATGCGCTCGTACCGTTGAAGTTTATAGCGCCCGTAATTGAGTCCCCAGCCTTGAGGACATAGTTTCCCGGAGTGAAGTTGCCGCTATGATATAAAGTTCGGAATGAGCCGTCATAATAGTACGGCGTCCCGTCATCCTTGACCCCTATTTGCTTATTCGCGGTATAATTATATAGATATGCCCCGGAGGTTGCGTTGTATCCGACTTCAATCTTGCTCGTCCCGCTGACCTTTAAATTTACGACCGGGTTGCTTGTAGTATTCAGATAGAGATTTCCCGTCAAAGGATAACTTGAGCCAGCACTCAAAGGAAGATACCCCGCGCTATTATACGGAGCATAGGTGTACGCCGTCACGGAGATCTCATTTCCCGAGATGGTGATGCCCGTGCCTCCGGAATACACCCTTCCGATGTCGGTGGCAGGCACATACTTCCACGCCCCAGTGCTGGAGTTCTTGTCAGTCGCTTGAGGGTCGAACACCAGCACCTGCGTCGCGCTCACCGACGGCTTCCCCGTCCATGTCGAGAGGGTGTCCTTCAACTCATACAGATAACTCGCTCCTCCTCCACCTCCGCCTCCGGGAGTGCCAGAACCTACAATTTGGTCGCCAGAAGTGACGAAGGCTGAATTAAGTTCGAGATAGGCATCACCAGCACCGCTTGAAGTCTCGGGATGCCAAGTGAAAGTAGCGCCGCCGATCTTAAAGGTCGTCAAGTCCTCGTCGCCACCGTACTTGTGATACTTGGACGCTCCGATAGCGTCGTATAAGTTCTGTGCCGAGATAGTGAGGGTTTGGTTGCTACCTCCAAGTGGATCATAAGCATTCCCGATTGTCGTCGTACCGACCTTTAGTGTCAGGGTCTTGATTGCAGAACTCTGGACGTAGTTAGAAAGGTCTATCGAAGTATCGCCGATTTTCGTCCAAGTATTATTTGCATAGACATATTCCTCGTACTTATCAGAGCCGCTACCAGTCGGGCCGATAAGATAGAGGACATTGCTCTGCGGATTGGTTACGGCACTTGTCGAAGCGGCAATCTCGTAGTGGAACTGATCTATCGCACCAATGAGATTATCAACTTGCCCCTTAGTATAGTAATCGGAAAGGAAACTTGCTTTGCTGATATTCGTCCAACCGCTACCAGAAGTCCCATCTGGGTTCAAAGGAATACCGGAATTGTATATTAGAATGTCATCAACACTCGGAGAAAGATTCTTCTTGACATCATACAGTTCCGACAAACGGAAAGCGCCACCACCTCCGCCACCACCACCGGGCGTGCCGTCACCGACAATCTGGTCTCCGCCAGATATAATAGCATACGGAGTATAGAGGGCGTAATTATGTGTGCCACTTGTACCTAAATCACGCAGCATTAAGTGGGCGTCAGAGCTTGCAACATCTGCTTCTGCGGTAGTTTCGAAAATCAAGCCCTTCGCACCGGCATAATTATATCCAGACTTTAATTTGACAAGGTTACTTAACGAGCCAACCTCCCAGAATGGATCTCTCGTAGCTTGAAGTATACCGCCGGAAAAATAACCATACGCAGCATTACCGTTGGCTATTTCCGTTAAATAGTCTGGGTCAATAGAAATCTCGTCGGTATCAGATATTTCAATTCCGGTTCCAGCGGTATAATCACCACCGGAGCCAGAAGCGATTTCTTTAATGCGCTCGTCTAATGCCTTGTTCGAAAAATACTTCATGCTTTACTTGCTTGCAGTCTTCTTCGTCTGTTTCTGTGCTTCAATCTTTTTCAGCTCTATTTCGCGTTTGTCCTTGCGCTCCTCCTGTTTCTCGCGAAGCTCCTTGTCGAATTGTTCAATCTGGGCCCGCAGCTTCTCACGCTCAATATCAAGTTTCTCGTGTACCAGCTCCTCATCGTTCTCTTCGGCATAGATACCAAGGCGCATATACTCGGCGCGGGAATTCAGTTCGGCAACCCGAATCTTCGTCTCATTGTCACGCCGATTCAGTATATCTTCCTGCTGCATCTTCTGATACTCAATCTGCTGTTTTGCCTGAATCTCCTGCTGCTTGGCCCGCATTTCCTGCTGCTGCGTCTGCTGCTGGAGTTCTTCCATGCGCTTCTCGTAATCTTCAAGAATACGAGTCTTCTCAGCGAGAGAAGCAGAAGAATAGAGCTTGACGATTGTAGAGAGCTTGTACTGATTCTGCATCGCTGCCTGAGTCAAGGCGTCAAGCTGGCTATAGAGCTTCTGGGTGTCATTGGAACTGTCGACCACAAGACCGTAGCTGGACTCGGCGAACTCATCTCCATCAATCTCCATCATACGACGGGTTCCGTCAGACATGATATACTGGAACTTGACATTCCTGCCACGCACAGCCGCCTTCGCAGTTTCGATGAAGCACTCAAGAACACGGCGTTTGGTATCGTCATGTTTCTGGAAGAGCCAGTCGGTGATATAAGAAGACTGTAGAACAGCACGCTCGATACCACCAACGGTCTCGCGGTTATATGTATTACCCTCTCTCTGGCGGTTGATGCCAACCAAATCGGACATAGACTCCTTCGTCCACTGGAGCAGTTCGATATAATTCTGAATAGACTGGCCCCAGTCCGCATCCACATATCCCTTACTCGCATTATTCAGGCCACCGGCAAGCTTTCCAGTAGCCGCGCCCTTCGAACCTTCGTTGAACGAATCCTTGATGAGCACCTTGTTGGCGCGGGCGAAATACATCCATTTCTCAACTTCCCAGTTCTTGGGCTTGAGAGCGAGATCCATTTCCAAGAGTTTGCCCCAGTTCGTCGCAATAAGGTCGATGAGCTTGGCGTGAATGGCATCGTACAGATAATTGTACGGCTTCATCATATCCACCAGGGAATACGGACGAGCCTCATTCATATTGTATATCGTACCGACGATGCCGAAACTGCAAGTAGACGGATTGGAAATGGAATTATATTGAACAGGACAAGGGCGGCACTGTACATAGATGTCTTCACCGATCTTCGTCCCTTCCCACGCCTGATTCACCCAGAGTGGTGTAGCCTCTTCACCGGCATCCTTATCCGGAACATAGGTCTCGGGATAGAAATCGAAGACTTCTTCGCCCGTCACCGGATCATAGGACTTGACCTTGAAGATTTTGCGGAAGGACTTCCAGTAGACATGAACCACGCGGATGTTGCCATTCACATCATACGGAAGAAGATTCGAACCGATACCGCCATCAAGATGAGCAAGCTCATCGAAGATATAACCCATCGGACCGCCCTCGTCAACGATAACCCCATCTTCTCCGATGAAACCAGCGCCACGGACAAAACCAAACGCACTGTTATAATTTCCAGCCGCGCCGATAGGCTCGTTCCCACCATAATCGGGAATGCCGTCAGAGAGCCACTTGATGTCTTTCTCTTTCAGCTCATCATAGTAAGTATCTACGATACGACCGCGAGACCAGTAATCTTCGTACACGATTACATCGGCATCTTCAATCTTATTGGAATACCCAGAACCATAAGTCCGGAGCTTCATGGGATTGAGCTTGAATAACACCGGCTCACACCCGACAATGGCGCATTGATAGGCTTCGATATTCACGGCAGCGGCATCAACGAAGCCGTCATTGAATGTCTGCGGGAAATTCTGCTCCTTCGAATAATGCTTCAGGAGTTCGTTGCCACGAACCTCGCGCAAATCCTGCCAGTTATAGTTGAAATAGTCAATCCCGTCCTGAATATCCTTCTGCGCCTGCTGGTCATCGATCTCCGGATTCTCGACAGCGCCCTGAACCATAGCGAAATACTCGTTCTTCTTGCGCTCTTCAATCTCGGACACGGAGTTTGGGTTCGTCACGATGACATGCCAGTCAAAAACACGGGCGGCTTCTTCTCCCCGAAGCGTATTTATCTTGGAATTGATAATGGGATAATGCTGAATTTTGTCAGGCAGAAATGCCGTAGAGATGTCTCCAGGATTAAGCACAGCCGCGATGTCGCGCATATGAATGATGCCATTCAGAAGGTCATAATTCGTCTTCATGTGAATGACATCCATGCGAACCGGAGAGTAATTGAAATATGTTCGGTTCACGCCCCAGTCCACACAATTGTGGCGCCAAGTGTCACCCTTCGACTTGAACGGCAATTTCTGCGGCGGGAATGTTACGATATTATCCATATATACATACTTTTCGGTAGCGAATATATCCATTTAAACGCCTCCGAAAACAACGATAAATAAATCAGTTACAGACTGAAAATTATTTACTATTGCTCCCCTAAATGGTGTTTTTGCTTGAAACGGTTCCAATCTTTGTCGAAGAACTCGTCATCCGTCTCTGTTTTGATGTCTTCGTCCGTTTCACCAATCGCGCCGCCATAGAGAATAATGAAGTGCTCGCGATACAACATTACTTGGGCAAGTGCAGAAACGCGGTCCGTATTCACCTCAGGGCCGTAACCAATTAATTCAGAGATGAGTGCGCGGCTTCGAATCTGATACAGATTCGGCACTTGCTGGATGGCAACCTCACCTCTCTCGTCCTTGACCTCCATAGGAACCGTCTTGTTCAACCAGTCCTTGATTAACTGATTTCCATATCCGATCAGCGCCGCATTCACGGTGATACCCTTACTTGCAGAACCAAAGGTGGAATACTTGATGAGCTGCTTATCCCGGAGATAGTCTGGACAGTCCGCAAGCCTCCACGTCGCGTGTTTCTTGGCAAAGTAGGCATAATATCCTTTTCGGTTCGCTTCCATCATAATCATCGCATTGTAGAACTCAC